GGCAGCTATTAAAGGAGAACCATATAGACCAGGAATTGAACCAAGAGGAATAACTCAAACTCTTTTTGATGTCTTATTGGGAGTTAAGACTTATCCATTAGATATCAGAAAGGGCTTGAAAGCAAGAAGCTATCGAAGAAAAAAGGAAATACAAGAGGCAAAATATCAATTGAGGCAGATTTTAAGGACTAAAGGATTTTCTAAAGAAACTAAATTAAAAGCAAGAAAGAAATATAAAGCGAAATTAAAAGCTATTAGGGAGAAATATCGGTAGCGCATTCATAATCAGGATTTAAAAGTCCAGGAATGCCAGGATCGCAATGATAAGAAGATGGATCACTATGAATAACAAAAAGATAAATATAAAGAAGAATTATAAAAATAAGTATTAACCAATGTTTGGAAGGAGTATCTTTAATTTCTTGAATTAAACTCATTACTGAAAATTATAACACAAGGAGCCAAATATGGACAAACAAACAGAAAACACAACTCAAGAAATAAAACAACTTTCTCAAAAAATAGAGGAGAGTGCAGAGAGAATCGCACAACAAGAAAGTTTAAAAAAGAGAAAGAGGGAATTCTTGCCAGACCCTAGAATTTCTTATCGTTATAACCCAGATTATCATAAACTGGCTGATTTTTTAGGAATAGATAAAGAAAAAAGAGATGATTTAAGTATAGCAGAAAAACTTGATTTAATAAGAGAATGGGGAATTAAAAAAACTGGATCTACACAATTAATAGATACATTGATGGCAATTAAAAAGTTAAAAAGGAAATTGGGATTAAATTTACAGGGAGAAACTTTGGTTAAAGCTCTTTATAAGTATTTAAGGTTATCACTTGAAAAAGAAACAATTAAAAAAGAAATGGAACTTCTAAAAGGGGAGGTGGAAAAAAATGAGTGAAGCAAGTCTTCATACAGGCAATGCTCAGCCCCAAATGGATAGGGAAGAGCATGACCATCCAAATGGTGCAGAAGCAGCAAAAAGGGTTTCTATCAGGGGATTAATAACTCCCCAGTTGTCAACAGTAACTGTTTCAACAACAGAAACTCCCTGTCCAGCTGTTTCTATGCCTAATAGAAGAAGTATTATTATTTTTAACTCTAATGCAAGTTTAGTATGTTGGATCGGGGCATCAGGACTGGCATCAGGAACAGGAATAAAACTTGATAGTGAGGAAAAGATGGTAATTGATTCTGAGAGGGGACTAACTGCAATTGCAGAAGCAAATTATGTATTATTAAGAATTTTGGAGTTAAGGTAAGGAGGTAATATGGCAGGTCGTGCTGATTTTTATACTACACCAACAGTAAGATTAGATACCCGTTATGTCAACATCACTGGCGACACGATGACGGGAATGCTGTCTTACCAAAGTAGCCGAAGCATTACCGATTTATATCACGTAGTTGATAAAAGGTATGTTGACGAGGCAGTAACAGCATTGGGTGCAAGGTATTATATGATTGACACCGCTTCTGGAGAGGCAGATTACAAACTTTGTTCTCTTACTGCTTCGTCGGATACGGAAAAAAGTATTAACGGAACAGACCTCGCAGACGGAGATTACATCGCAGGCTGGATTTCTCCAAATACTAACGAACCTGATAAGTTAATAGCGGGAGTCTATAACTGGAGGGTTTATGCGGAGAAGACTGGGGGAACGAAAACGCTACGGCTTTATTGGAAATTGGTTGAAAGGAAAAGCGACGACTCAGAAACTGTCATTGGAACTTCTGTTGTCAGCAACGAGATTACGACTGGCAAGAATTCTTACATTATTCCTCTTACTTTGTCAGCAGACCACGAGGTAGCGAGTGATAGTTATGTTGTCGGCAAACTTTATGCCGATGTTTCTGGAGGCGGGAATGCTCCGTCAGTAACTCTTTATTATGAAGGAGACTCTGACTCGCATTGGGAAATTCCCGTCAATACCGAAATACTTGATAACAGCTATGTAAATGCAACTGGGGATACGATGACGGGAGCTTTGACAATTACTCCCTCCGCCGATGGGACTTCAATTTTAAATGTTACTACGGCTGCTGGAACTTCTGTTTTAAATGTAGATACCACTAATAAAAGAGTGGGGATTGGAACGGATAGTCCCGCAGGAATTTTAGATTTGGATTCTGGAGCATCGTCAGCGGTTTTATATATGCGAACCGACTCAGGGGCTTATGATGCAAGGATTCAAGGATATAACGGAGCAACTATAAAATTTACTGCTGGATATGATGAAAGCGATGATGTTGTTAAATTGTTTTATGGTTCATTTGCGGGTGGAAAAGGAATAGCTATAGATTCCTCTGGCGATGTCGGTATTGGGACAACGAGTCCAACCTCCAAGCTGCACCTTTACGGGACTACCACTCAAATCGGAGTAAATATCAAAGCGGATGGGAACTACAACTCTTTTATGATTCTTGATTCTGGGAAAACAAGTGTTGCCAAATCTGGATTTTGGTTCAAACATGCGGGAACTGAACAATGGCGGGTTTCGAAAGATGCTAACAATAACTTTGAGATTTACGATGATGCCAATAACTTGACAAAACTCTATTTTAAGGTTGGGGCAGGAGCAGATGGTTATATTGTTAATGTTGACCAATTTGGGTTGGGGACTTCTTCGCCAAAAGCCCTTTTACATCTTCAATCAGACACAGCGGCAACCAATGTAATTTTCCAACAGGATGTCAATACGGGAAGCGGCTTTGCCTTTACTTTTAGGAAGAGCAGGGGAACAGAATCATCTCCCTCTGTAGTTTTCAACAACGACATTGTTGGAGAAATTGCTTGGAAGCCCTATGATGGGCTAGATTATATTTCCGAGTCTGGAAGAATCAGGGTTGAAATGGATGGGGGAATAGGCAATGATGACGTCCCTGGAAGGATGACTTTTTGGACTACTGCCGATGGCGCAAACTCTCCCACGGAGCGGATGAGGATTAACAATGCTGGTGATGTGGCGATTGGGCTTGCTGCTTCAGCCTCGGCCCAACTGCATATTGACCAATCTTCAGCTACAGGAGCACAGCCAGTTTTACTTCTAGACCAAGCCGATGTTTCTGAAGAATTTATTAAGTTTGTTGGCTCAGCAGCAGCAGGAGTTTTAACTCAATCCATTGTCAACGCCTCTGATGTTACTACCGCTACGGTAGCTGGCTATTTACGAGTTTATGTTCAAGATGATGGAGACCAGATTACCGACCAAGCCTATTATGTTCCAATTTATACCCTTTCTTAAAGGAGGTGAAAAATGCTTGATTTTATAAAATTTATCAACGACAATGTTTCTTTAACTTCTGCTCAAAAGCAGGCATTATTGGATGATTTTTGTTCTGCTTTCAATTATGATGAGATACCAGAAGCTGAGTCGCCATCAAAAAAGGATTTTGCTAATCAGATAATCAGTAATTTTATTGTTAGTCATATTAACGATTATCGGAGAAGAAAAGAAGCGGAAAAAATTTCTATTGAGGAGTTGGAGCTATGAAAAAACAAAAAAAAGAATTAAAACTAACTAGTCAAGAGTTACAACTGCTCATCAATGTTCTTTATCAAAATCGGTGGAATGGACAAGAATGGCAGAAGACAATTATGCCTTTGATAAATAAGATGAGTAAGATGATAGACGGCTTGACTAATAAAGAAAAATTTGGTAAAAAATAATTACAATTGAATAAATAGACCCTACTTTAAGAAATCTTAAAGGCTAGGAGCTTTTCCTAGAGAACAAAGTAATCTTTGCTAGGAAAAGAACCTAGCTTTTTTTGTTGAAATGGCTCAAAAATCAGACCACGATTTACTAATTGAAATCAATACGCATGTTAAATACATCCGACGGACTCTTTGTGAACATAACAAAGCTATAAAGCGAGCTACTAAGGAGAGACAGGATTTAAGAGATTGGCAGGAAAAGATGGACACGAGGATAGGAGTTTTTGTGGGATTGGCAAGTTTTATCGGGGGAGCAATAGTTTTCATAGTAAACAAAGCGTGGGATTGGTTCGATAAATGAAAATCAGATATCCCTTTAAAGGAAAAAGCACAACTTACAAAATAACGCAAAAATTTGGAGAAAACCCGCACATTTACAAAAGATTTGGATTAAGAGGGCATTCTGGTCTTGATTTTTCCACTCCGCTGGGCACACCGATTGTTGCTTGCGATGATGGTATTTGTCGGGAAAATCGTTTTGACAAGAATGGCTATGGTTGGTATGTCAAGCTCATTCATAGCTGGGGCGAGTCTTTATATGCTCACTTTCAGGAAAAATCTTTTTTAAGAGTTAACTCTAAAGTCAAAAAAGGCGAGGTGATTGGCTATGCGGATTCCACAGGTTTCAGCACTGGTCATCATCTTCATTTTGCCATTAGAGTTAATCCTTATAACAGAAACGATGGATGGCTGGGTTACACAGACCCTCTTCCCTACCTGAAAGGAGGAGCAATGTCTCCAAGTGGAGATACCGTAAGTAAAGAAAGTTATGACGCCTGTATGGCGGATAGAGAAAAGTTTTGGAAAAAATCCGATGAACTGGAAAAAGAACTGGAAAGAGTTAGAGATGAATTTAAAAAACAAAAGGAGGATTATGAAAGAGAAATTCGCTCTTTGCGGACTCGGAACATCGAGCAACAAAAACAAATTGAAGAGATTGCTGAAAAGCTTGGGACTGGTAAGGAGCTTGGTAAAATTTTGGCGGCGATTCAAAGAGGCAATGATGCTGTGGATGTGGTTGAACGAGCGAGACGGGAGACTGAGCGAGTGAAAAAGGAGTTGGAAAACTACAAAAACGAGGTAAAAGCTCAAGTAAAAGCAATCTGCGAGATGTATGATATACCCTTGACGGATTTTAAAGGGCTTAGAGAGGCGCTAATGCAATTTCAGCCTGTTTTTAAAGAGGAAAATAGACAAAAAAAGGGGGTGAAGCTAGGTATGAACGAAAAATTGAATAAAGTTTTAAAGGTTTTGGTGTGGGTGGGTATTCCTTATGCAGTTTTGAAGGTCGTGGAAGTGTTAAGTGGAGTTGAAGGATTTGCCGAATACTCACCGCTTCTAAATGTAATTGCTTACATCGCAAAGCAATTTATTAAAGAGGAAGAAAAATGATTTGGGAGTTTATAATTTTTTATTATTTGGGTCTGCTAACAGGAATGATTTTGGGAACTCTTCTTTGTTGGTGGATTTTCTTTAAAGACAATGGCAAATAGAATTGAGCTCGAAAAAAAAAGACGGACTAAGTTTTTACGAAATGGCTTACTATGACATTATGGGCTGGTCGTTAAAGATGGACATTAAAACTTTACATGATGAAAAACTGCCTCTCTATTTTAGGATTGGGGCTTTAGTAAGATTATCTACCTTCGTAGATTTGGTTTACGAAGGTGAAGAGGATTTTCAGCAATGAAGGAAAGACTTTACGGTAAACCCTGTTTATACTTGAATAGATTCTGCACGGTAGTTGACGCCATAGAAAGGGCGAGAAGTCTGCAGGATATTCAAATCCTTAGAGAATACACTTGCAAGCCTTGTCTTAGGCATGAAAGAGAAATTGATCCAACTAGCGATCTGGAAGATTTCATCAAAAAAGAAGGGATAAAACTAGATGGGTGGGAATGAAAGATTAAATCCAATTGCGCCAGTCGATGTTTGGCATGACTTAGAAGAGCAATTAGAACTTCTTCATAGTGATACTCCTCTTAAAGAAATCTGGACTCACTTTACACCTAACTTTGTAGACACTCAGGTTGCAAAATTTGATATGGAGGAAGCATTGAGGGCAATGAGTGAGAGATGCAGGATTTATCAGGAGACAAAGATCACCCAACCCTCAGCGGTGATAACCTTAGACACGGAACTACCCGTGTCTATTTTTTTTAGTGGTGATTGGCACTTTGGCTCGATTTATACCGATCATGAAAGGCTTTTGGAAGATTTACATAAAATTATGGAAACGCCAAATGCCTACCTCTTCTTGATGGCTAACTTAATAGACAATGGTATTCCTGCCAAATATCCTGATGCGATGTTAAGAAACTCCCTGCCTCCCCAAGAACAGGTAATTGCGGTAAGAAAAATAATTCAGAAGCTGGATGAGAAAGGAAAAATTCTTGGAGCAGTAGTCTCACCTTGCCATGAGGGGTGGTGTATAGATGCAGAAAAAAGCGAAATTCTTACACGAAACGGCTGGAAAAAAGAAGAAGAAATTCTAATAGGCAGCGAAATTGTTACTTTTAATATTTTTACGGAGAAGTTTGAATATGCAAGGGTATTGGATAAATATAGCGGATATTATAATGGTGAAATGTTTCATTTTAAAAACGATAATGTAGATTTACTATGCACTCCAAACCATAAAATTCTTTACATTAATAGTAGTAAGAAATATTTTCACGAGGCAAAACTAATTAAAAATATAAGTAATATCAAATTCTGGCAAACTACAAAATTTGCAAATCAGCAGGACGGGAGTAATAGAGGCGCTTATGATTATAGTCTAATGTTAGTGGCCTGGATTATTACGGAGGGGACATATAGCAAAAAATTTAATAGAATCACTATTTATCAATCAACTAAAAATCTTCCTATGTTAGAACGTATTAGAAAAATCTTGCGGAAGAATCATATTAAATTTAAGGAAAGTATCCATCCATCTGGATTTGGCGGAGCTGATGTAGTTGGTTTTAGTTTCAAACCATCTGTTGATTTTATGAAACGATGGTTTCCTACTGAAGCCATACATCGTATACCACGAAGAATATTTGATTTTAGAAAAAAGAAAAGAATCCTATTTCTACGAGAATTAATGTTGGGAGATGGAACAAGTCGTGAATTTACCTATAATACTCGTTCCTGGGAACTAGCAAGTGATGTTCAAGAATTAGCAATTAAATCTGGAATCAAAGCAACAATAGGAAAAAAAGGAGAAAAGGATTGGGCTATATATATGAAAGAACCAAATGGAAGAAATGGGGGAAATTTTGTATGGATTGGTAATGGAGAGATGAGGAAAATTGATTTTAAGGGGAAAATATGGTGTCCTCATACTAAAAACGGTACAATCGTGGTAAGAAGAAATGGCAAAGTATGTATTACGGGAAATACCTGGACTGTCGCAGGACAAGATATTAATGCCATGCTTTTTGGTTATGAGGGCAGGAAATTTCCAGTTTTGGAGAACGGAGGGATTACTCATTTGTTTGTCGGCAGTCAGGAATACCAGATTGCCTCTTACCATCAAATCGGACCATTTGAAAGCAACTTTAATCCTACTCATGGGATAAGACAAATGAATAGATTAAGAGCAAGGAATGTAGATATAATATGTGCCGCCCACAAACATTGGGGGGCAACCCTACAAGTCTATGAAGGTGTGGCAGAAAGTATGCGTCCCAATGTTTATATTAGAAGCGGAACTTATAAACTAGATGACCAATGGGCACGGGAACGCTGGGGAATTCTTGGCGAGCCCTCAGGACAATCAGTTATGCTTTGGCCTAATGAAAGACGGATGCAGGAGTTCTTAGATATTGATACAGCCATCGAAGCTCACGAAGCAATCTATCTAGTAAGGTGGCTTGAAACTGTAGAGATGTTGGGGAAAATAAGGGAATTGGCAGAAGCCTCCTAATCTTCACTTATGTTATAATATAACTCTTCTGCCCCATCTCTGCCCTAGAGAGGAGGAGAAGGGGAGTGTCAAATCTTATAAATGGTTCTTATCTTCAATGTTGGCTAGCGATGACGCGTGATTACTGTGTCGCAAAAGCAACTAAAACAAACAAGCAATGGTGGTGGAAGATTGCATTTTTTTTTGAAAGAATTTTTATGCTATTTTAAAAATGTTGATATATCAATCCTTTTTCCTCTTGACAAACCTTTCAAAATCCTTTAGAGTAGGGGTTAGAGGTTAAGTCGCAAAAGATACAGTAAAGCGACCCGTCTCAAACAATATGAAAATAGACTGGAATCCTTCAGAAGAAACCAAAAGCCTAGCGGCTTATGTGAATTCCCTTCATAAAACTTTATCCTATAAGCAAATCGCCAAAAAAATAGGAAAACATTGGACTTATGTAGTTGCTCTCAATAAATGGCACAAGGAGCATAATGAGAATTCACACAACTAAAAACTATCTTGTTTTACATCTAAATAAAAGACTTCTTCTTTTCATCGCCGTTTATTTGCTGGCGTTAGGCATTCTTGTTAAATTGAATCAATTAAAGGTTAAGGCTGAAGCTCCAATTTTATCCCCAGTTCCTGAAGGTTCTCTTACTTCTCCTTCACCTACTCCAGAACCAGACCTTAGCGTAGAAGCGGTCTTAGAACGAGCTGCTACCTATTATGGTTTGGATGTAGCTTTATTTAAAAGGATTGCCTTTTGTGAAAGCTCTTACAGAAAAGATGCAGAAAATGGGAATTGTGTAGGAATCTTTCAATTTAAACCCTACACTTGGCGGGAAACAAGGGAAAGAATGGGAGAAGATCCAAGAGAAGTTTTAAGATACGACCACATTTCCAACATCTGGACGGCTGCTTGGAAAATGAAAAATGATGGTTTTGGAGCTTGGGAGGCTTCCAAAGCCTGCTGGGCAAAATAAAAAACCCCCAAAGGAGGTTTCTTATATGAGCGATCACAATATAGCACCTTCAAATGACGATTGTCAAGACATTCCCGACTGGATGGAGCATCAACCTTGGGAAGACTATACCCAAGAAGATTGGGAGGAATATCAAAGGAGAAAAAAAGAAGAAGAGAAAAAAAGAAAAGAGAGGGCAAGGAAGAATCTGGAAACGATGGCAAGGCTAAACATGTTACAGGATTTAATCATTGCTACAAGGAGGAAACATGGCAAGTGAGAAAGCAGAGTTAGAAGTTTTCCTCTCAACGGATGGAAAACATACGATTCATATCAAGTGTCCTGCTGAGATGGGAGACAAAGACAGAAAGGAAGCGGTAGCTGGTGCCATTAATATGTATCGTTTTATCGCTAAGGAGTTGGGAACGAAACCAGAACTTTGGGGAGACGCAATGAATGGAAAAAAGAAAAAGCAGGAAGTGCAAGAACCCCCACGAGTAGAAACAAGATATTGCTCAATTCATAAAGCGGTAATGCACAAAGCTATCAGTAAGAAAACGGGTAAGCCTTATTTCTTTCACAAAAACGAACAAGGACAGATTTGCTTTGGAGGTGGCTATCAATGAAGATGGGGAAAATTTTAAAACTTGCCAAAGCAGAGAGTTATCGAAAGAACCGAGACTTTTACCATAAGAGAGATAAGGAGTTTGCTAAAAAACTTTTAAAAGAGTTAGAAAAAAAGAGCAATTTAACAAGCAAATAGTAAAGAGGTTTTTTCCTCTTTACCCCCCCAGCTCGGTCTTCATTACGATTTGGGCAGGTATCATAACTCGTTTTCTCTGGGCTGGGGGGGCAAGGAGGAAAAGTGAAAATAATTCTACAACAAATACTTGGATTTATAGGACTGATAGCTTTGTTTTGGTTCGCAATTGAGCAAAGTTTCAAAAAATAGATAATATGAACTGTCTACTGCCTAAAATTAAATTAAACCCTACAAGCCTTTTAAAGGTGAGTGGGGATTTTTGTTTATGAGAAAAAAACAAGAAAGTGAATTTGGAAAAGGATTTATTTACAACCTAATTCTTTTTGCTAAACATTGGGGGAGAATTGAAAACGACTTAGAAGCATATAAATCTATTGGAGATAAGCAGGGTGCTTATGGAATATGGTTTTATGGAGCTGCTGACCATTTTTTTGAATTTGAAATTCCAAAACAATTTAAAAAAAAGAAAATTGGAAAATTAGCTAAATGGCTTAGAAATAAATGTTTAGATTTTCGATTACCACTAACCAGAGAAAAAAAGCCAACTGAAAAAGACTTTGAGGAAATATTTGAAAAACTAGAAGAGTTAGCAAGATTGATAGATAAAGAATTAGGAATAAAAACTATTAAAGCTACTTGGAGATAATGCGCAAATTTAAGGATGTAAAAGAAAGAACCATTGCGGTTTTAGCAGAGTTTCCTGATAGTAGGAGCTTTGATTGGGAGTTGGTCTTAAGATATGCAAACTTATGCGGAGCAGGGATACCAGAAAAATATATTAACTTTTGCAAATGGCATGTAGCCACACCAGAGAGTATTTGCCGAGCAAGAAGAGAAATCCAACGACACGGAGTAGCTTATAAAGGGAAATATGAGTTCTTTAAAGCGACACCAGAAAGAGAAAATCAGAGAAAATTATTTAAGATGGCGTATAGAGAAAACTTTAGAAAATAGCTTTGTGCGCTCTGTGCTGGCTACTCACAAAGCGGCCGCCTGAGAGCGAGAGAACATAACTGTAGAGTCCGCTCTTTAATACAGACTCTTGGCCAAAGGCTGATGCGCTCCCGACAGCAATCGGGAGTGGTTGAGGCAGAGGGTGAAAAAAGAGTGCGAGGACAAGGGTTTCACACTATGCCCGCCTCCCTTTTTTCCGAGTTAGCTTCGGTTTTGGGATAGATAGTAGGTCAACTAAGTGTCCGGAGAGAAAACCGTTTTTATTAAGACACAGTTGTAAAACAAGAGAACAACAGGCATTCTTGTGGTTTGAGGCAGGAATATGAAAACAGCAATAGAGCTAAAAAAGTATCAACGAAGAATGTTGGCTAATCCAACGCCGGCCGAAAGAATAATTGCAGAAAAATTACAAACGGCGGGATTTGATTTTAAGCAACAGATGATTTTAGGTTTTTATATTTTAGATTTTGTAATTCCTAAAAAAATGTTAGTAATAGAGGTTGATGGAAAGAACCACGAGGAGAGGAAGCAGATAGAATATGATGTTAAAAAAGACAACTTTATTAAAGAATGTGGCTTTTCTATATTGAGAATAAGGAATGAATATGCAGAGGGATTTGATATTGAGGTGATAAAGAATATGAAAAATCGGACAACAAAAGAATTTAGAAGTAGTTTAGGAAAAGCAAATGCCTTAAGAAGTAAGGCAATCCAGAAAACAAAGAAGCGATTATCACCAGAAGGGGACGACTTTCAGAAACTTAAAAAATTATTAGAGAAAGATATTCCCAACACAATTATTCAGTTAATAGAACAATATGTAGAAGTATGTGAAGCGTTAACGGGAAAAAAATTTATTAAAAAATAAACTTGAAATGACCAAGCAACAAAAACTATCAACTCTTAACAGAAAACTTGAAAAATTACGGTGGTTGTGGAAAAACGAGGCGGCGAGAGACCGAGGAATTTTGAGAAGACAAGCCAGGGCTTTAGAAATAGCGATTGAAAAGTTGGAAAGGAAAAAATAATGGTAGCCATCTCTGAAATCCTTTGTTCTGTTTCAAAAGAACCTGGGAAAAGTTGTAATAAAACGGCAACAAGAATGATTTTTATAGGAAATGAAGGCTATGGAATTTGTGATGATTGTTTTAAATGGTTTAAAAAAACAAGACAACTGATTTTGAAAAAAGGAGAGGAGGAAAAATGAGTTACCCGCTTACCAAAAGACAATCAGAGGTTTATGAATATATTCGGGAATGTTTAGTGGATAAAAGATATAGTCCGACACTCCAAGAAATTACCAAGAAATTTGGATTTACAAACCATTCATCCGCACAGTATTTTGTGAATACCTTAAGACGGAAAAGGTGGTTATCACGGGAAAAATATGGTCAGATTAGATTAGGGGGATAGAGGGGGGGAAAGAGGTGTGAGATGAAAGGGAAAAAATTAAAACATAAAAGAGAATGGATAAGGTTTTTAGAGTGGATTAATTCTCTTTCACCCTGGAACTTTTGGAGATATCATAATGATAAAAGACGGGGGATAAAGCCCCTGATTGAAGAGAGATTAGTTGAATTAATTGAAAAAGAAAAGTATAAAGCGTGGAAGAAGGGCTTTATTGAAGGAATTAAAAGTCAAACACCGCACAGTCCTGAGTGTGTTTGTGATAAGTGTGTGTTGATAAGAAGAGAAGCTAACCAAAATGCCTAAAAGGGGAAAAATGAAGAAGGCTCACATTTACTTTCTTACAGCAAAAAAAGAGGATAGCACTTGGCTTTCAATTATAGAGATAAAAGTTCTTGCTACTAATCGCAAGTCTGCTTTAAAAAAAGCAAGAGAACTTCTTTCTAAGGATTATAGTATTAAAATAACACAGATTATTTCTCAAGAAATTTATAAGAGGGGAGATTGCTAGAAATGAAAAAACAAACAGCTACTTTTGAGAAAAACATTTGTATCGGAGACGAAGTTTACATTGAGAGGGGTGCTCTACCAGCCCTTACAGGTAAACTAGTTGAGCTTTATGTTCAGGGATGGTGGAAATGGGGAGTCATTTTGCTTGAAGATGGGACATATAAAGGCTTTGACAGCGATGTTCATGTATTAAAAAGAGCAAAGAAAGGAAAGTAAAATGAAAATGAACCTAAAGAAGAAGATTGAGAAAATAATTACCTATTTAACACATATTTGTGATGATGATGGTTGTTTGATATTACACAAGCGGTGTTCTGTATGTGGTAGGCAGAGAGAAAGATGGTTTACCTTTTGGTGGTATTTAGGGTTGGAGGATTTAACATGAACATAAAGAAGATTGAGTTTATAACAGTTGAGGAAGCTTTGCAATGGTCAGATAAACACCAAAAATTAACAAGTAGGGGAGCAAGAATTGTCCATATAAAACAATTGTTGAGTCAAGCCATCAAACAAGTAGTAGAGAGTGTGCCCGCAAAAGGATATAAAGTTATAAATTATAAAAAAGAAAAATATCTTGAATTTATTGACTCCCCAAGTAGTGGAGAAACAATAAGAAGGTGGGGTTACAACCAACACGTTAAAGAAATCAACCAATGGAAGGAGAAAATATTAAAAGAATTAAAGGAGGAAAAATGAAAAAGAGAAAGATTGAGGAATTTAAAGGAAGGATATATCTCTTTTTACAGATAGTATTTTGGCAGATTTTAAGGAAATCAATGATATTTGGCTATTGGTACGATAGATTTTTAACTGAGCTTTTGTACGATTTGCAACTCCATCGGGATATAGAACAAAAAGAGATAGAGGAAAAGTATTGCAATAAACTGTATAAATTTAATTTTCTAGGGAAGTATGACCAATTTAAAGAACTGGAGGAAAAATGAAAAAGAAAACGGTTGAAGAGAGGATAGAGGAGATTCTTTGTGGAATGCCAGATGATGTATATGGCAGTGGAAATAGGTATATCAAACCTGCCGTTCAAAAGACTAAGAAGAAAATACTAATTGCTTTTTCCAACCTCCTTCAGGAGATTGTGGGGGAGGATATTCCAAATCCGTATGACCAACTTAAAATTGAGGGAATTAACCAAGCTAAACAAGAAATCCGAGAAAAAGCAAGAAAGTTAGGAATTAAAATTTGAAAGGAGGTGAGAAAAGTGGAAACACAACGCCCACAAAAACCAAGTAGGACTGCTGCCATATTAAATGACATTGAGAGAGTAGTGACAGAAATTGAGGATAAACTTATTCCAATCTTGGCAGCCTCAGCAGCAGAGGAGACAGCACATCCTGAAGAGGTAACCCCTCTAAACAAAAATTTGTTGGCAATTCTTATTAGGCTGAACAACCTGAAAGAGAGAATTTGTATTTAATTCTCTCTAGCACTTAATTCCAGTAAGCCTGCAAGTCAAACCTTGCCCACTCCAGAGAGGAGAGAAAAATGAAAAAGTGTTGTAAAAAAGAAATCAAGAAAATTTTAGAGAAAGTAAGAGAAAAAGTAATAGAAGAATTAAGGCTTACTATTACTGCCCAAACCCTTGATACACGACAGGATTTAAAGGAATTTTTAATGGAATATAAAGGAATTTTTAATGAATTATTAGACGACTTGTGGAGACCATTTGCTAAAGAACTTAAAAAATTAAAGGAGGAAAAATGAAAAAGAAAGTTAAAACTTATTCTAAAAAATTAGAGATATTTTTTCCAGCTAGATTAGCTAGGTGGATTGCTGAAGAATTTTATGAGAAAAAAGATTTTAAAAGTAATGATGACAATTGGGAAGAAAGGGTAAAATACCCAAACCATTAAAAGAAAAAATGAGCAATTACCGTCGCCCCAGAGAGGAGAGAAAATGAAAAAGAAAAAGACTAAGGAGGTGAAGTGGCTATGTATTCCCCAACGAAAATTGAATTTGATTTGAAAATTAAAAAATATGTTAACAAAAATGACAACGAACCACTTGGTAGTCTAAAAGAAAGCGAAAAGATGGAAAAAATAGAGTGGGAACTAGTGGAGGAGCTTAACTTTAAGTCGTTAAGTGTAAAAGAAGTTGTAAGGAAAATAATTGATTATTTAGAGTAATTCTCTCTACCAGATAGAGTAAAAGGCTATAACTACGCTAAACAAGAAATCCGAGAAAAAGCAAGAAAGTTAGGAATTAAAATTTGAAAGGAGGTGAAAAATAGATGCCATTTGGTAAACCCAGAACTTTAGCCCAAAGAAAGGCAAGGCATAAAAGGATTTACGGAACATTAAAGAATTTTCCTAAACGGAGAAGGGGCAGGAAAAAATAGTTTTGACTTTTGCTTGGGGGGGTGGCGGAGGCGGAATGGATTGCAAAAGAGCATTATAAAGAAAAGAGGAGAAAAAAATGAGCAACTACCGTAAAGGAAGAAAGCGAGAAGAAGAAATTGTAAACCTAGCCAAAAAACACGGCTGGGAAGCTAAAAGAAATCCTTTAAGTAAAAATGGAGACATAATCTTAGAGGATGAATACAGTGGAATGAGATTTATTTGTGAAGCAAAAACTGGACAACAAGTGCCAGTAAAGATTTATAAATGGCTTAAAGACCACGATTGTTTGATTGTGAAAAGAATAGAAAAAGGAAAAAGGAAAAATTATCCTTATTTGATTGTTTTAAAGTTTGAAAAGTTTTTGGAGGTAATATGAAACAATGGAAGTTTTTGTGATGCTTTTTGGAAAGCAGGAAAGGAGGTTTTAGAGAAATAGAGTTTTAAAGAAGTCAGCCACGGAAAACCCCCTTACTTTATAAGTTTGGGGGCTTTCCTATGCTTGTCAAGAACAAAAAAGATTGTAGTATTAAGCCGCTTCTTGACAGAGTGCCCAAAAAAATATTGATTTATTAACTTTTTTTAAGGATGGTTGACAAAAAGAAGAAAAAAAGGTATAGTAAATTAAATAAGATAGGGTCGTGGCTGGCTTCAAAGCCAGCTTTTTTATTGAAAATTTAAAGTGAGATGAATGAATGAAACTATAAAAGAAAAAAATAAAAATAAAACAATAAAGAGAAATTATAAGTTAAGTGTAGTAGATAAGAAGAAGATATTGTATCTATATGCTACTGGACAATATTCTTTAAGGGAACTAGGAAGAAGGTTTGGAGTCCAAAACTCTTCGATTTGGAGCATAATCCACAGTCATCCACAGGCGTTCGAGCGTTACAAAAAGGAAGCTCAGAAAGATTTACAGCGTGAATTCATAAAATTTGCTAAAGAAGCCTTAAAAGTTGCTGAAAAAAAGAAGGATAAAATGTCAGCTTATCAGGCTTTAACCGCGGCAGCAATTGCCTATGATAAGGCTTGGCCTAAAAGCGGTGTAGTGATTGACCGTAGAAACCAAAAAATAAAAATAGTCTACAGCCGCTGGAAGGAAAAACAGACGTGAAGATGTCAGACAACATATATTGTGCGACACTAAGAGGGGTCTAACAGAGGTGAGAAGGGGGGCGGGGGGGGATTTTGCGACGCCGAAATCTTCTTTGAACCTTATCATGGTGGTATGTCTACACCCCCCTCTCTCCAAAACCCCCTTAAATCCTCTCTAGTTGCCTTAGAATTAATAAAAAACTAATAAAGTAGGACAGAGAAAGTAGAGATATGGTATTTTTACATACAGAACAGACGAAGCCTATTTATTGTAAGTGTTGTAAGAAAGAAATTATTAAGGAAAAAGACTTAATTACTCTTTGTAGTGATTGTTTTACCTGTTATCTTGCTTGTTTAGATGTAAAAAAACTAATAAAATATCCTAAAAAGTATCCTATAGCAAAAAGAGGTGATTTTAAAAAAAAGCCTTAAAATAGTAAAAATCGCTATATATGGAAATCAAAAAATGAATTATCCTATAGAAAAAAAAGAATTCTTTTAAGAATCCTTAGAAAAATATGAGAAAGTTAATAAAAAGGTTTTTAGAGAAAATTAGAAAAAAATGGTAAAAGAAAAGATTGAAATCAAATATGCTCCTCTTCCTTGGCAGAGGGAGATTCATGAAGACAATCATCGGTTTAGAGTTGTCTGTGCAGGGAGAAGAAGTGGAAAAAGTGTTCTCTCCAGACAAGAAGTGATAAGAAAAGCGATTTTTTTAGATGTGGAAAAATGGAAAGAGAAGTGGAAAGGGATTTCAAAAGTGCCAAAGTTTTGGATTGTTTCGCCGACTTTTAGACAAGGAAAAGAAATCCATTGGACAGAACTTAAACAAGATATTCCTTGGCAGTTGGTAGAAAGCAAAAATGAACAAGAGTTGAAGATTAGATTGAAGAATGGAACTGAGATTGCTATTAAAGGAGCAGATAATGAGGAGAATTTAAGAGGATCAGGATTGGTAGGAGTAATTTTGGATGAGGCAGCTTACCTGAAACCCAATATTTGGACTGAAATTATCTCTCCAATGTTGGCAGAGACAAAAGGATGGGCATTGTTTATCTCAACTCCCTGTGGTTATAACTGGTTTGAGAAGCTGTTTAGGCGGGGAGATCCGAAAAGTAAAGATTATCATAAGGATTGGAAAAGCTGGCATTATAGTAGTTATATCAATCCTGACGCAAGAGAAGAAGCAGATCGGGCAAAAGAAACAGAATCTGAAGAGTTTTATCGTCAAGAATGGCTGGCAGAGTTCACTACTACTACAGGAAGAATTTATAAGAAGTTTTCAAGAGATATTAATGTAATTAAACCCTTCCAGATCGACCAAAGCTTTAAGGTGATTGCGGGTTATGATTTTCCTGGCGGAGGAAAAGCCGCCGCCGCTTATCTTTTGATTGCAATTAACCCAGACGGAGTTTGGTATATCATTGATGAACTTTATGCGGTGGAAAAAACTTCTCAATGGATTTGTGGACAGATTCTGGCGATGACTGAGCCTTATGAATCTTTAAGACCAGGGGAGCCTGTCCCCAAGTATTGTGATCCCCATGTAAGACAACTGGTTGAGGATTATGCTGCTTGGAATGTCCATTTGATTTCTGCCAGAAAAGAAACAAAGACTCAGATGCGAAGTTGGATCAGGCATGGAATTGATTTAGTGAGAAGATTATTGGTTAAGGATGCTAGAACAGGAAAACCAAAACTGTTTGTTTTTAATACTTGTGAGAACACAATCAGAGAATTTGAGACTTACTCTTGGAAAAAAAATCCTGATCCTACCCTAAATGAGCCAGGAGTGCCAGCAGATGCCAATAATCATTGTTTTACTGGTGAGACTTTGATTTCTACAATCAAAGGAAATAAAAAAATTGCCGATATTAAAGAAGGGGAGCTTATTTTGACTAGTAAGGGATATAAAAAAGTTTTGAAAAAATGGAATAACGGAATTAAAAGAATAAATAAATACTTGTTACACTTAGATACAGAAAAAGTTATAATTAAAGCTACACCAGATCATAAAATTAAAACAACAAGAGGATGGAAACAAATATCAAAACTAAAATCGGGAGACAAAATTTACTTATTCAAACTTTTCAAGGAAAAGAATACCGACTTTATTCTGGAGAAAAATATTTCTCACGAGGGACAAAAAGACTTCATGTTGTTGTTTGGGAATACTTCAATGGAAAAGTTCCATCAGATAAACAAGTTCATCATAAAGACGGCAATACCTGGAACAATAATATTCAAAATCTTGAACTTATTGAAAAAAATATTCATCGAAAAATTCATGGACAAAGAAGATTTAAAGAAAACAGAAAATGGGCAAAAGAATTTCAAAAAAAAGGAGTCGAAGCAGCTAAAAAATGGCATTCTTCAAAAGAAGGTCGCAAGTGGCATAGCCAACATGCCAAAGAGCAATGGAAAACTAGGAAGCCTGTGGAAAAAATTTGTGTGGTTTGTGGCAAGAAATATAAAACCTTCTTCCCCAGCAGAAGTAAATACTGCCATCCGAATTGTAGAGCTAAAGCGCTTAGAATGCGTAGGAAGCTGGAAAGAAAAAGTTTATGACCTCACAATAGATAAAACTCCCGAATATTTTGCTAATGGTATTTTAGTTCATAATTGCATGGATGCTCTACGCTATGCGAGGGTGAGTTATGAACATCGGGAGGATATATGGATTCCAGAGAAAGAGAAAAACTGGGCACTAAAATAGAAATTTATAATCTTTTGAAGGGAATTGAGCCGAGAATTGCCGAGGCTTTTATGATGATTATGGGAAGTAAGAATGGTCAAGGCACGATAGTGATAAGAATAAGAAAAAGAAGGATAACTGATGTGAAATATGATATTCAGCTATAAAGAGAAAGGAGGTGAAAATGGAACAAATAGCAATAAAATCACCTGACTTTGGTTTTTTTACTGTTGAGATTGAAGGAACAACTTCTCTAATTTGTAATAAAAGACGGTTAGAAGACAAAATCGGCCCAAAAAAAACAATAGATGAAGAAAGGGAGTTTATGAATTGTCTTTATAAAATTGAGGGAGAAAAAAACAAATTTGGTTTTCCAGCGAGTGGATTTAAAAAGTGTTTTGAGGAAGCAGCTAAAGGAAAAAATTGGTTTGCTGATCCTCAAATAAGTGGGAAAAGAATTAAGGGTGGATTGTTTATCCTCACAGATTTAGTGCCTATTCAGGGGACACCCACTCCCAGAAAGGACTATGTAGTAATCAAGAAGGCAACCGTTCTAAAAATAAGAGCTGAATTCAAAAAATGGTCATGTTCTTTGCCAATAAAATTTGTCCGTAATTTATTGACTCCAAACCAACTTCTAAATGTAATTAATATTGCTGGAACAGCGGTAGGAGTTGGTGATTGGCGGCCTCAAAGGAATGGGACTCACGGAACTTTTAAGATTACCAAGGTTATAAAAATGAAAATATAATAATGGAGTGAGACATGGCTAGGCAAGGCGTGGCGTGGCAAGGCCAGGCCAGGCAAGGCAAGGCACGGCGGGGCAAGGCGAGGCTTGGCAGGGCAAGTTTAATAGAATAGAAAGGGGGTGAAAGATAATGAAAAAAGAATTAAAAATAAAAGAAAAATATTATTATGCTAGACCAGGCGCACCCTTTGATGATAAGGAAGCACAAGAACTTGGAGAATATTTAGAAAAAAAACAACTTAGAACCACAAAGCAAATGTTGGAGGATGCAAAAAATCCAAAATCCATTCTTCATAAATATCTAGAATGGGACGATAAAAAAGCGGCATATCATTATCGCATTCAACAACTAAGCACATTAATTGGTTATTTAGAAGTTGAGATTGTTTATGAAGAAGGAAAATCAGTGATGTATGAAAAGGCTAGTGAGTTTATATATACAAAAAAAGGGGAGAAGATTTGGGTTCCTGTTGAGGAGGGGATGAAAGATGAAAACTTCAAAACACAAGTTATAATAAAGGGATGGAAAATTTTAAGAAGATTTAGGGAAAGATTTATTCTATATCAAGTTTTTAGTCCTGTTTTTGATGCTATCGAGGAAGTAGAACAAGAATTAAAAGCAAAGAAACTAATTGGTGAGTAAATGATTTTCCTGGCACGGCTGGGCGGGGCAAGGCCAGGCGCGGCAAGGCGCGGCGTGGCCAGGCGCGGCAAGGCGTGGCTTGGCTTGGCAAGGCAAACCCTTGACAATATTGTGCGAAGTGTGTTATAAGTAAAACAAAGCGGTTATAAAGACAAATTTTAACCGTCCACAAGTGGTGGGCGGTTTTTTTATTGCTTTAAAAATTTTTATACCAAAGGAGGCTTCATTATGAGAAAAAGCTCATTAAATGTAATTGCTAAACGGATTGAAGAGGAAAGAGATAAGGTTGCTGAAGAAGCACAACATTTTAGAAATAAAATGGCAACCGCTGATAATGATAAAGATTTAGAGTTCTTCACACACGAATTTCAGATTAGAGATTGGGGATTAAGAATTTATGATGCAATGCAGGCAGGCGGCCCAGGAATGCCAGCCAATATTCCTGTCGCTTACGAAAAATTTGTGGATAAGTTTAAAAAATAACAATGGCAATTTATAAAGCGGCTGGTGGTTCTTCTGCCCCAGCAGGAACGAAAGAGGAACAGAAGCTGTTTGTAGAAGTACAGCGTCACTATTCAATGGCGCAGCAGGATTTGGATGCAAGAAGAGATGATTGGGATACTAAAGATGAATTGTTTAGAAGTTATCTTGATGAAAGTAGTTGGCCTTATCGGGCATTAGTTTTTGACCCTCGCACCTTTACAGCAATTTTCGAGAAAACCTCTCGGTTATTGGGATCAAAACTTCGTGGAAAGATGATCCCAAGAGGGGGAGGGGCAACAATTCTGGGAGCGAAGATAAGAAATACTCTTTTAGAGATTCAATGGGATGAGGTTTCTCGAATTGGTGAGCCGATGTTGGCTCGTTGGGCAATGGCGGATATGAATGCTAGGAAGTATGGAGCGGCGTTTATTAGGGTGAACTGGCATTGGGAGCGCAGAAAAATGGCTGTTAATAGAAGGGGGAAGAGAATTAAAAAAGGTGAGTTGCAGTATGTGGAGTATTTTAACGGTCCAACAATGCGGGTTTGGAATAACCGAGATGTTTTACATAATCCTTCTTATTCTACAATTAAAAACTGGATTCAGCTTAGGGATTATGTAACTTTCAGAGAATTAGAAGATGTTAATGATGCAGCTGCAGGCAAACCAATTTATAAAAATCTCCATATTTTGCGCAAGAAGATTGATGAAGAAGCGCAAACTGGCGGAGATTTAAGAGCTTCCAACTATGCTTCTCGGAATTTAAATATCAAAGGATTAACTGATTTCTTAGGACAAGATCCCTACAATAAAGTTATTGAGATAGTTACTGAATACCGTAATGATCGTTGGATTACTTTTGCTCCCAAGCATGGTGTGATTTTAAGAGATATTCCTAATCCTTATGATCACGCCCAGATTCCAGTGATTCTTCTGAAATATTATCCAATTGATGAGGATATTTATGGCCTTTCTGAAATTGAACCAATTGAGAAACTTCAGAAGGCGATTAATGCTCTCATCTGTCAGTACCTTGACACAGTTAATACAGATTTGTATCCCCCATTAATGGTTAACCCAGCGGGAGTAAGGATGCATACTTTGGAGTTTGGACCTGATAAGAAATGGTTGATGAATCAACCAGGAAAAGATGTGGTAAGAGTTGATACCTCAACAGCAGGGACAACTACTTTTGTGCAAACTTACTCTTTCTTGGTGGCGGCGATGATGAATGCTTTGGGAGAAAGTTCATTGGGGGTTTCCAATATTGGAAGGTTCCAGAAAGAAAAAACTGCTACTGAGATTAGAGATTTGGCTTTACAACGGAACGCAAGAGATAACTATAATCAAATCTTTTTAGCGGAAGCCATTAAGAAACAGATGCAGTTGTGGGATTTGATGAATCGGCAGTTTCTCTTTTCTGATCCTAGACAAAAAGTTATTCCTTTACGGATTTCTGATACAGAAGCAATGGAGTATTTTGCTCAATCTAGAGCAGGAATGATTCATCCTACACCAGAAGATATTTTGGAAGCAAGCAGAACTGGAATAGAACCTTATCAAGGTTTTGAGTATCCAGTAATGCTGGAGGACGGCACAATTGTTCCTAAATTTGAGATGGATGAAAGCGGTGAGTTTGGCACGATTTATTTGGAAAGAGAAGACTTTACTGGCAACTATGACTATGTACCCGATGTGCAGTCAATGAATATTGCTACAGACGAAATTGAGAAGCAAAAACTGCTTGAGTATTACGCGTTGGTAGAGAAGAGCGCAGGTTTGTTGGCAGAAGAAGGATGGAGACCAAAACTTAAAGATTTATTGGTTAAGATTGGTGAAAGATTAAAGGTAGTTTCTGATGCAGAGCAATTTTTTGAACAGATAAAACAACCAGCAAGTTTACCACCTGGTGGTGGAAGAGGAGGATTGCCAAATGCCATCAAAAAAGAAGAAAAAGAACCTGTCGCCCCAGGAACAGCAGGCCCTGGAGGTGAGCAGATCCCTGGTCCGCTTGAGCCAATCCAAAGGCTGGGTTAATGTCTTAAAACCATTCTTGGAAGAGAAACTACACCATTCTTGGATTGATCCAAGAGAATGTAAAGATGAAAAAAAGTTTATGTGGCGTTATTTTCAAGGTTATTTCTTTGCTCAAGCGGTTAAAGAAATTCTTGAGTTTGTTGACAGAGCAAAAGACGAATACAAAGCACTGGAGAAGAAAAGTAAAGGAGAGGTGGAGAAAGATAAATTTAGGATTTAAGGAGGTGAGATAAGTGCCTTGTAAGATTCAAATAAATCCAGTAAATGTGGCAGAAAAAGATCAGTCAGAGTACAGAAAAGAATTTGATTATGATGGCCAAAAATATACCTTAGTGCCAAATCAAATCTTGACTGTTCCAGATGAAGTAGCCAGTGCTTGGACAGCTCATGATTCTGAGGTGGAAACCGTTGTTGATGAGAAGGTTCAAACAAGTGAACCTTGGGTATAAAGGAGGTGAATATGGCTAAAAGGAAAACTAAAAAATATAAAGTTAAAGGCAAGTTGGGAACTGGAGGACGGTTTAAGAGATTGGTCAAAACTTTAAGAAAGAGAGGAGCAAAAAGCCCGAAAGCATTAGCAGCTTGGATTGGTAGAAAAAAATATGGAAAAAAACGAATGACAAAGCTAGCTGCAAAAGGTAGAAAAAAAAGGAGAAAGTAATGCCGTTTAGAAGTGAAAAACAACGCAGATTCTTATGGAAGTTTCATCCCGATATTGCAAGGAGGTGGACAAAGAAATATGGAAGCAAGATCGTCCGTAAAAAGCGAAAAACCAAACGGCGAAAGAAAACTCGAAAATCTACCAGAAAGCGAAGATCGTAAATTTTGGAAGGGTGATACTCAAATTATTCGTCTACAGAAGGCAAAGAGATGTAAACATGAGTTTGAAAGATTAAATGGAATTGAAGTGAGATGTAAAAAATGCCATATGGGTTATCGCTTAGGACCAGAGTTTAGTTTGCAAGACGGGCATATCTACTATAAATCAAAAAAGTTGATTTAGAGCAATATGCCCGCCTCGCCAGCGTATCAGGCGGTAAGAAAGGAGGATTTATGGCAGATATTAAAAAGGCGGCAACAACTCCTGAGAGTGCAGAAACTCAGAAATCTGTCTCGCCAACAGAAAAACAAAAAACGCCTGCATCCGCGGAAGTTACACAGAAATCTGTGAAGACTGAAGCGAAAGCAGAAGTGCCTCAAGAAGGCTTGGCAGAAAAAACTCAACGGCGAATCCGTGAGTTTCAAAAAAAACTTAATGAGAAAGATCGGATGATTGATGATCTGTCTCGTCAAATAGCCGAACTTAGAACTGGAGGGCTTCCTAAAGAAGAGGTGCCCAATGTAGAGGATTATATTGATCCTCAAACAGGCATGGTGGATATTGACGGCTTGAATAAAGCTGTTAAAACAGCTTACACCCTTGCCAAACAAGCCCAACAGCAAGTTCAAGGCTATATTCAGACTCAACAAGAGCGAGAAGCCTATACGGCACATCCAGAGCTTAATCCAGATGCAGAAAATTTTGATAAGGAGTTGCATAGGATTACGCGTGCTATTTTGAATGATTCAATGTGGGCGCCAGAAGATTATGGTGGCCGACCATTGACCTTCAAAGAAGCAGCGGATCTCGCTAAACAAATGAGTCCTAAAGAAAAGAAGAAAGTTGAAGAGCAAGCCAAGAAAGAGGCATTTGAACAAGTCTCTAGAAGAGAAGCAGCTAGTCTTGAAGCAACAGGTACGCCTGGAAGACGAGGAGCCATCCAGTCTGATGAAGAACTGGAGGTGCTTAGAAGAAGAACTCGTGAGGGCGACCTAAGTGCAATTGCGGCAAGACTAAAAAATATACCATTGGAAGAAAAGTAGAAGGAGGTGAAAAAGATACATGGCATACGGTCTTATGACCTGAATTTTGGGTCATAACCTGGCTATATGCGGGAACACTCTAAAGCACCAACTACTGATTAGGTAAGAATGGAGGTGATAAGAATGAGCAATCCGCAGGAAAGACAGCACTTTTACATTGGATACCTCTTAGGAATATTAGATGCCGATGGTTCATTCCAACTAGGGAAGGACGGCAAGGGACACTATATTCCTGAGATAACAATTGCAAACACTAATAATTCTATTATCGAGAAGATAATAGAAGCACTAAAGTTTCTAGGACTTACAGGATATGTTTGGACGGCAAAAAGAAAAAGAAAACGGTGGAAACCAGTTCATAGAGTTGTAATAAAAGGAATAAAAAGAGTTGCCAGAACATTAGAGCTTTTAAATAATTACAATTTTGGAAAGAAAGATAGAGCTTTAGTGCTTAAAGAGTTTTGCGATTATAGATTATCAATTCCTCATAAAAAAAAGTATTTAAACATAATTTATAGAGTTAGGAATAAAGATAGAATATATGGGGAAAAGGAAGATGAGTTTAAAAGGCGATTAACCTTGTTAAATATGGCTGGTATCCGACCCAATACAAATATGAGTGCTGTATCCTCAGAGACTATACGCCAGGCTTCCAAGATGGAAGAAGATATAGTCCGAGCTTACACGAAAGTGTAAGAGCTAGGCAGAAATGACCTAGCCCCCAATAAAGGGAGTAACAAAACTGATCAGGATGCTGTTCGTAGGGAAGACTTGATTGATGTCATTGGGGATGTCTCACCAGATGACAATCCTTTAATGACAATGCTCAAGACGACCAAAGCAACTGGTACCTATCATGAATGGACTGAGGAATATATTGCGAGACCAACCTCTGTTACCTATGCAGCGGAGGGTGCAGCCGCTACTTACAGCGACTTAACTCAACCAGTGCGCAGAGGGAATATCACCAATATTATTACCGAAACATTCAGGGTATCAGGAACTGAGCGAGCAGTATCCATAGCTGGTATGGGAGATCCGTATAGCTACCAGCAAGCAAAAGCCTTGCGTCGTTGGAAAAACAAAGCAGAGTTTACCATTCTTCGAGGAGCAAAAGCATCAGGTTCATCTGGTGTAGCTCGTGAGATGGATGGAATAACTTCTGTTATTACCACGATTGCAACTGCTCGGAACTCTGGGACTTCTCTCTCAGAGAATGAGTTCAACGGCTTTGCTGAGGATTCTTGGAAACAAGGTGGCAACGACAATGTCTTTGATTTGGTTTTGGTTCCTGGTGGTTTGAAGAGGAAAATTTCCTCCTTCACTGCAGGATCAACCAGATATGTTGATGCTACCGACAAGAAGCTGGTAAGACCAGTAATGGTTTATGAATCCGACTTTGGAGTTCATAGAATTATGGCACACCACGATCTGCCTGATGCTAATGGAACTTCTCAGTTGGTAGCCATTAAAGAGGATCTCTACAGAATTGCCTATCTGAGACCACCTAAAGCAGAAAAACTAGCTAAAGATGGAGACCGTGACAACGGTCAAATCGTTGGCGAGTTTACTCTTGAGTGGTTGTCAGAAAGGACTTCTGTCTTAGCAGCTGGCTATAACAAGAACGGATAAGTAGGTCTGTAAGAAAGATGCGGCGCGACGGATGGGCTGGTTGGACCATCTTCCGCGAGAAACCAACCATTAAAAATGGGGATACTGACACGAGATTCAGTTACAGGAAAAATAAGAGATGCTGACCACTTAGCGGCGGCTACAAAGATTATTATGGCTTCAAAAGTTAAACCATGGTGGGAAGTAATCAATATGGTTGTCTCCCTTTATAAAAAACTTTATCCCGCCGAGTATCGGCAGTTTGTCAAGATAAATCGAGAATTGATGAAGACAAGAGGAACGGCTACTGGTAGAGGAAAAAATCAAGACGAAGAACATTGGCACAAGCAGTCTGAGGTGCGTTATCTTCTTAATCTTCCACAAAAACTTATTAGAATGATCCGTTGTGTCTATCCTTTGCCTGATGAGAGAAACAAACCATATCTTAAGTTTGATCGCAAATTCTATAGAAAGTTTGCCAGGTATCATCCTGAGTTTCGTATACCAGAGAAGATATGAAAAAACCAAAAATCGCTTTATCAATGATTGTTAAAAATGATTCGGAAGCTGGAAATTTAAGGAGATGTCTTCGTTCGATTGCTCCTTATGTAGATGGTATTTTTATTACTACAACTGCTCTTCCAAATAAAGAAATAAAAAAGATTTGCAAGGAAGTTAATGCTCATCATAGTTTTTTCAAATGGCGAAAAGATTTCTCCGCGGCAAGAAATTTCAATATTAATCAAATTCCTAAAAAAGAATATTCATGGTTTTTCTGGTGTGATGCTGATGATTATATCTTGGGCGGAGAGAATCTGCATAATTTAGCACAAATTGGAGAAGAAAGAGGAATTGAAGCATTTTTCTTCAACTATGTATATGCTTTGGATGAGGTTGGAATTCAACATTTTCTAAAAACAGGAAAAGTTTTACCAGATCATATTTTAATTGAGCATTTGCGGGAACGGTTGTTGAGGAATAATGGTGTATATAAATGGATTGCTCCTATTCATGAAACTTTAATTGAACAAAGACCGACAAAAAAAGTTGATGATCCTTCAGTTCAGGTTGTCCATTTAAATTCTCCAGAAAGAATGAAAGAAGCAATTTTTAGAAATGTGGATATTCTTGAAACTCAGCTAAAATCTCAAGGAAAAAGAAGAGATCCAAGAACTGTCTATTACTTGGGCAAAGCTTATTTTGACCTACGGGGAGAGGATGAAAAATATTTAATAAAAGCTTTTGATCTTTTTAAAGAATATCTTAAAACTTCTGGTTGGAATGAAGAGAGAGCGCAGGCATGGGAATATATGGCGGAGATTTACAATATCTATAAAAAATTTGATAAAGCTGAAAAATGCCTTTTATCTGCTCTTTCAGAGACTCCAGTTTTTACTACTACTTATGTTGCTTTGGCAAGTCTTTATATGCGTCAAGGAAAATGGGATCAAGCCCTTCATTGGTTAAAACTCAGTGTCTATGTCCCTATGCCGAAAACCACTTTGGTAGTTAATCCAAGAGATATTATCACTCATTCTTATGAAGTGGCTTTTAATTGTTTTCTTCATAAAAAAGAATGGGATAAAGCTTATCAGGCAATGCAACAACTAGCAAAGTATTTTCCTAATGAACCATCTGTCCAAGAAAGACTTCAATGGATTACCAACATAGTAAAAGAAAGAGATGCTCTTAAATACTTCATTAAACTTGCTGATTATTTGCGGCAAACAGGAGAAAACGATAAACTTCTTCCGCTTTTGTCAGCTACTCCAAAAAATATTGAGAATAATCAACTGGTTAGCAATCTCAGAAATGAAGTGCTACCTCCTAAAGTCTGGAAAAAGAATGAAATTGCTATCTTTTGTGGACCTGGCTTTGAATGTTGGGATCCGACTTCTATTAAAAAAGGAATTGGAGGATCAGAGGAGGCAGTTATTTACCTTTCTCAAGCTTTAACAAAACTAGGTTGGAAAGTAACGGTTTTTGGCGATCCAATTAAAGAAGGAGTATATGATGGAGTCAAGTATTTACATTATTTTAAGTGTAATTTTTTGAAAGACAAATTTAATATTTTCATTGTTTGGCGAGCGATTGGAAATGTTGATCCAGTAAGAAGAGCAAGGGCAATTTTTGTTGATATGCATGATGTCCCTAATCCTTTGGAGTTTACTAAAGAGAGAGTTAAAAAAGTTAAAAAAATTTTTGTTAAATCTAGGTATCATCGCAATTTTTTACCAGATATTCCTGATGAAAAATTTGCGATTGTACCCAATGGAATTGTGATATGAAAAGAAATCCTAAAGCCTGTTTATACACCAGTTCTTATGATAGAGGATTAGAGCATCTTTTAGATATTTGGCCAGCAGTTATTAAAGCTGTGCCAGATGCAAAGCTAAATATTTTTTATGGCTGGCAAACCTTTGATGCAATTCATGCCGATAATCCAGAGCGACAAGCTTATAAAGAAAAAATGGAGAAAAAGATGAGGTATAAGGGGATTGTTCATCATGGAAGGGTTGGTCATCGAGAATTGGAGAAGTGGTTTCAACGCTGTGGAATTTATGCTTATCCGACACATTTTGAAGAGATTAGTTGTATTTCTGCGATGAAAGCTCAGGCTTTTGGAGCAATTCCTGTAGTAATCAACTATGCTGCTCTTAAAGAAACTGTGAAGTTTGGAATTAAAGTTGATGGCGATATTTATGAAAAAGAAACTAAAGAGAAATATCTAAAAAAACTTATTTGGGCTTTAAAACATCCTGAGTGGCAAGAGGAGGTGAGAGCAAAGATGATGCCTTGGGCAAAGAAGTCCTTTGCTTGGGCACTGATTGCAGAAAAATGGGACAAGATATTCCGAGAAACTATAAAGCCTTAAAAGGGAAATGTGCTTTTTGTGGAGAAAAAATTACTAAAACCGACAGAAGTTTTTGGGGATTTTGTGATAAGGCATGTGCTGCCAACTATAAATATATGAAACGCTATCCTCCTTCTCAGCAAGAAATGATAAGAAGGAGACTATTGGCAGAGTTTAAACCAGAGGTATTAAAAAAATGAAAATAGCATTTGTTTATCAAATTGATGATGAACATTATTGGAAAGACGGTCTATGGGCTGCTTTAAAGATATTGGAGAAAGATTGGCAGATTGATTATTTTAATCTTTATTTCGGTGAAACTTATGCAAGATTTAAAGATATTCAGGAGCATGATTTATGTTTAGTATGGGGAGCATTGGGAAGTGAACAAGCTAATTTTGTAGTTAGTCTTCAAGATATTAAAAAAGGAATTTGTGTAGGTGGTGGTCCTGTTAACCATCCTAATATTCATCAATTTGACATAGTTTTTGTGGAAAGTCCATGGTATGTCAAGGAATGTAGAAAGCTTGGGGTTGATGCCAAACTTGCTTTTGGCACAAACACTAAGCTTTTTAAACCCATTCCTAATCAATCTAAATTATGGAAAGCAATTTATCCTGCGGCGTTTGCCAAATGGAAAAGACATAAAATTTTTGCTGAAGAATGGGGAAAGAAAGGATTAGCAGTTGGGTATATGCAACCCAATAATTGGGAAAAAGAATGTTATGAGATTTGTTTAAAAAATGGTGTAACAGTCTTACCACGAGTAATGCCAGAAGTCTTAGTCTGGCTTTACAATGCAAGTAAGTTGGTTCACATAACTGCTGATTTAATGGGAGGGGGAGAAAGAACAGTATTGGAGGGTTTAGCTTGTGGATTGTCAGTTAGGGTAGAAAGAGACAACCCTAAACTTATGGAGTTATTGAAGATAAATAAAAAAAGACTTTGGACAGAAGAAGATTATGCACAGACCTTAAAAAAAGAAATAGAGGAGGTGATAAGAGATGCTTGATGATTTAATCAGAGTGTGTCGCCCAACCGTTGATGAACAAACACAAAAAGATTTATTAAAAGTTTTGGAAGACGGCTGGCTGGGATGTGGTCCTAAGACAGCTGAGTTTGAGAAAAAATTTGCTCAGTATGTGGGCAAAAAATATTGCGTGGGAACAAATAGTGGAACTTCAGCATTAGATTTGTGTTTGAGAGTCTACGAAATTGAGGGGGGCGAGTTGATTACTACTCCTATGACTTTTGTTTCTGATGCGATTGTTGGTGAATGGCATGGAATGGATGTAACTTTTGGTGATATTGATGAAGAAACTTTATGTTTAGATCCAGAGAGTTTGGTTATAACAAAAAAAACCAAAGCAATTATTGTTGTTGATTCTCATGGAAGATTGGCAGACATTAAAGGAATTCGAAAGAAGTGTGAAGAAGCAGGCGTCAATCCAATTATTATTGAAGATGCCGCTCACGCTTGTTTTACACCAGGCGTAGGAGAATTTTCCGATATTACAATGTGGAGTTTTCAAGCAGTAAAAACCCTTCCCACTGGTGATGGAGGAGCAATTACAACTGATGATGAAGGGATTGCTAAAGAACTTCACAGACTTAAATGGCTGAATGTGGAGAAGACTACTTGGGATCGGTCAAAAGGTAGAAAATATACTTGGGATTATGACATTACTAAAGGGAATGGAATAAAAGCTTACATGAATGATGTTCAAGCAGTAATGGCATTGGGACAGTTACGGCGGCTTGATGAAATGTTGGCAAAGAGACGAGCAATTCAGGCAGTTTATAATGAAGCCTTTAAAAATATAAAAGAAATTAAGATTCCAGCTTTCTCTTATACAGTTCAATATTACACTATGCAGTGTAAAAATCGAGATAAACTTTCTGAGCATTTAGCGGAGGAGGGGATTGCTACTTCGGTTCATTTTAAACCATTGTCGGAGATGACTTACTGGAAGAAGGCTGTAAAAAGACCCCTGCCAGTAACTGATCGGGTATGGAAGAAGCTGTTGAGTTTGCCTTGCCATGATCATTTGAGTTGGAAACAAGTGGAGTATGTCATTCAGAAAGTCAAGGAGTTTTATGGATATTAGTGTTGTTATTCCAATCTATATTATTAGCAGAAGACTACTCCAGCTTACACGGGATTGTCTTTATTCATTGAAAGGACAATATGACGAGCTGGTGATTGTTGATGACAATTCCCCATTGAAAACTGGAGAATTTAAAAAACAGGCAGACATTTTTCTGGTAAACAAAAAAAATGAGGGTTATATCAAGTCGGCTAATCGAGGATTTAGAAATGCACATGGGAAATATATCATACTCGTTTGTAATGATACAGTTTTATTGAATGGTGATCTTAAAGATTTATGTGGAAAAGGATACATTTTCCCTACGATTGTAGGAAAAGATATTCCTTTTTGGGATGGAGCTTTCTACGGTTTTCCCAGACAGATTGGGGGGTTATATGACGAGAGATTTAAAAATTATTTTGGAGATTTAGATAAATTTTATTATGCAAAAATGAGGGGAATTCCTCTTACTAAAACCAACAAAGTTTTAGTGGAACATCTTCAAAGTCAAACAACAAAAGAAGCGAAGATTAGAACTTCAGCTTATCTTGAAGACTATGAAAAGTTTAAAAAGAAATGGAAGTTTGATCCTTTAAAAAATTATTACAAACTAATATGATTTTATATCTTAATTGCAATACTAATAAAAGAGACTCATGGACAAAGGATGTATATTTGTTGAGAGCAGCCAAACGGCTGGGAATTAAGTATGTTAAAAAATATGAGCCACAAAAAGAGCCTGTAGAGCCAGAGTATGTTCTGAATATTGAGCCTTATTCTTTTAAAAAAGGGAAAAAATGGACAGGAATATGGGAAATCGATTTATTGCTTCAACACCAATTAAATCCTGAACATTATAAACAGGCTGATGTTATCTTTTGTGCTGTTAATTTTATTCCTAAAGTGATAAAGCCATTTAAGGAAAAATGTGTGCTTCTTTATCAAGCATGCGATCCTAAAATTCACCATCCTTATAAAGAAATAAGAAAAAAATATGACATTGTTTTTTATGGCAATGATGAGTTTGATATCTATTCGGAGAGAAGAAGAATTTATAAGCTCCTCCAAGAAAAATACAATGTAAAAATGGGAGGAAGACATCTATCTCCACCCACATATAGCAAGCTTTTGAATGAAGCGAAAATACAATTTATTCGTTCTTTAGGACAAACACCAGAACAAGGAGAAATAGCACAAAGGTTTTTTGAATGTTTAGCAATTGGTCCTGTTTTAACAAATTGGTGTGAGGATTTATCTTATCTTGGAGGAGAGGGGATAGATTTTTGTTCTTATCGAAATGATGAAGAAATGTTCTTAAAACTGGATAGACTTTTAAAAGATGAAAATTATCGAGAATATGTTGCTAACAATGGGAGGAAAAAGGCATTAGCCTTTCATACTTATCAACATCGCTTAGCAACAATTTTATACTATGCAAATAGGAAAAGGCACTATCATTGAAAAAAATGCCTGGGTTGACCCGGGCGGGAAAGTAAAGATTGGTGAAGAGACCTATATTAGCGGTGAGGTAGTAATTTATACTCACCACCATAACGAGGCAAGACAGAAATGGATAACTTCAAAGATGGAGAGAAAGGAAATTCAAGGAGAAATAGAGATTGGCAACAATGTTTTTATAGGAAGACGCTCAGTGATTTTATCTAGTTGCAACCGAATTGGAAACAATGTGGTAATTGGAGCTTGTTCGGTTGTTACTAAAGATATTCCTGATAACGAAATTTGGGCTGGCAATCCAGCAAGAAAGATTAGAAGTAGAAAATTTGATAAAGAAGGTAATGATTTATTAGCTCATACAGGAAACTACAATGAAAGTAGGAATAATCGGTTATAAAGGAGATGTAGCCCAGAGACATATTAAAGCTTGGGAAGAGCTGGGAATTGAGTGGATTGGTTGTGAAAAAGAAAACAATTGGCGAGAGTTTATAGAAAGAAAAGATTTAGATTTAATTGATATTTGCACTCCTATTTATCTTCATCCTTCAATGTTTATTGGGGCTTTGCGTGCCAGAAAAGATGTGCTTTGCGAGAAACCAATTGCCAATAATCTAAGTGAAGCCTATAAAATGGCTTCTTATGCGGAAAACTCTAAAAACAGGGCTGGTATTATTTATCAGTATCGTTTTAATCCTAAATTTTTAAAGCTCAAAAGAGAGATTGAGAAAGGAAAATTCGGAGAGATAAAAATGGCAGTTGTTAATTATTTCCGCTACAAAGATTTGAGTTATTTTGCTAAAAAATGGCGAGGATGCTCAGAACAGGCTGGAGGAGGAGTAGTTTTAAATGTAACCATTCATTATTTAGATCAACTTCAGTGGTTATTTGGTTATCCTAAATCTATTAAAGGATTTGTAACAACTGCTAAAACAGGAATTGATGTGGAGGATACAGCGACGGCGATTATGAAATTTCCCAATGGCACAATTGGATCGGTAAGCTTATCAACCCATGTTACTCCTCCCAAACATATGGAGTTTTCAGTTTTTGGAACAAAAGGCTATAAGACAATTCAAATGAGAGAAAACGAATATCATAAAGAAAATTTTGAAGCTTTTTTAAAAGGAGAGAATTATGTTACTCCACTTGAGGCGATTAAAAGCCTTAAGATGGCATTAACAATTATTGGAAGGAGGTGAGAATATGCCTTTAGTTAAAATTTTAGTTGACTATCCCAATATTGAAGGTTGGAAAAAAGGAGACATTGTAGACATCACTTCTCCACAAAGATTAATTGAAGAGAAAAAAGTTGAGCTTTATACGGGAGCAGTAGATGAAGAAGGAAAACCAGTTAAGGAAGTCTCCTCAGTTAAAAAAGTGAAAAAAACTGAGACTTCTAAAAAAATAGTGTGTCCTGTTTGTGGAAAAGTTTGTAAGAGTGAATTTGGATTGTTGTCTCATTCAAGAGTCCACAAAGTATAGAATGAAAAAAATTTCAGTTATCACACCGAGTATAAGAAAAGAGGGGTTAAAACTCGTTTCAAAAGCCTTAAAAAAACAAACTTTTAGGGATTTTGATTGGTGGGTGGGAGCCCCTTTTCCTCCTCTTGAGGAGATTAATTATGATTACTGGATTTTGGATGATTTTAAAGGGGGATTTTGGAGTCTTAATAGGATTTATAACAAACTAATAGAGCATTCGAGAGGAGAATTAATTGTTTCATGGCAAGATTATACTTATGCAAAACCTGATGCTTTAGAGAAATTTTGGTTTCACTATCAAAATAATCCAAGAGCAATTGTTACTGGAGTAGGGAATAAGTATAAAGATGAAAGTTGGCAGGTTAAAATCTGGCAGGATCCACGAGAGAGGAATGATCAGGGAAGTTTTTATGAGTGTTATCCCAATGATATTGAATTTAATTTTTGTGCTGTTCCTAGAGAAGCCTTCTATCAAATCGGAGGATTTGATGAGAAAATGGATTTTCTAGGATATGGAATGGATGGAATTTCTGTAGTTGAAAGACTTGATGCTTTGGGTTGGAAATTTTACATTGATCAAACCAACAAATCTTATTCATTAAAACATGGACGACCAAAAGGATGGGAAAAATATAATCTTCTACATGGAGGGTATATTAAGAGAAAAAAACAATTGATTGAAAAAGGAAAGTGGCCAGTTCTTGACTATTTAAAATAATTTTGTTATAAAGGTATTAACAACTGAATAATTTGTCCCTGCTTTGGGAAATCCCAAAAGCTAGGAGCTTGTCCTAGAGACGAAGCAATCTTCGCTAGGAGAGGCACCTAGCTTTTTTTGTTGGGAAGGGGGTGAAAAAAATATGGCAATAGATTTACTAAATCTTGATGCTGAAAGTGGTAAAAATATTATCTCTGATGATTCAGGGGTAGCCCTCACTCTAGAGAATACTGGTTCTGGAGAGGTTTTAAGTTTGAGAGGAACTGGTGGATATCTTTTATCTACCTATTCTTGTCCAACAACTGCAGCCTCATTTAAGAGTGCAGCAACAGAAGCAACTCCAGTAGTAATAGAACATGCTGTTGTTGGAAGTCCAACTGTTGCTCCTTTGAAGATTGCTGCTTCAGGAGCATCAGCACCAGCTTTCCAAATTGAGGGAGGTTGTATTGTCTCTATTACTTCTGGTGCTTCATTCTGCGCAGCAATCAGGATTAAAAGGGGAGACCAGTATTACTGGATTCCTTTAGTAGATGAAGTAGATGGCGCAGCCGCACCATAAAGAAAATGACCGCAGATTATAGAACAGAATCAGAAATCGTTAATTTGGCGAAGAAAAACGCCGATACCAAGACGCATCAGTATTTGTCTGACATGCGTGTAGGCTATTTTGGTTCGTCTAGACGAAGTGAAATAATCGCAAAAGTAAAAGATTGGAATAATTCAACCAAAAAAGGCCACTCTTGGCATGATGAATGGCAGGAGTGGCTAAGCGGTCAAGGAGTGGCAGCCAGTATGAAAACTGAAGAAAGGAGAGCCGTCTTTCATAAGACGGATACTTATCCATAATGGATGTACAAGAATTACAAAATCGAATAGCGGCAATTGTTGATCAAAGTTCCACTGCTCCCACAGCAGGGAGTTCTAGTTGGAATTTAAGATTGAAGTATTTAAATATGGCCCAACGAGAATGGGAGGAGGCTTATGATTGGTCAACCCTTTATAAGGAATATAATACTTTAACTTCTAATTCTAGTGGGGGACCGACAATCTCAATGCCTTCAGATTTTAGGAAATTAGCAGGTTATCCCAAGATAACTGCTGATGGTTCTAATACTGATGAATATCCAGAGATTGATCCCCAAACAAAAGAACAATATCTCTCAACTGATGAGTATTGTTATGTTTTAGGAAATGATAAGGATGGTTATAGTTTGATTATTAATCCAGCAACTCCTGTTTCGGGAGCAAGTATTTTTATTCCTTATTGGGCAGCAGCAGCCTCTTTAGCTTCACCAGCAGATGTTTCTATGTGTCCTGATCCAAATTATTTAGTGCAACGATCAGTAGCACAACTTTGGGAGGCAAGAGGTGATCCAAGATTTCCTCAAGCCAAAAGTGAAGCGGAAAAACTTCTGCAAAGGATGGTGGAGCAAGAGAATACAAGAGGTTATGGCTATCACAATGAAGTAAAACACGCTGAAGATAAAAAGAGTTTTCGTTGGGGAAGAGATTAAGATGCCAATATTTGATACACGAATAAAATCATTTAAACCACAAAAGTTACTTCAGTTTAACTGGGATAACTTTCGTGGTGGATTAAATACTTTGTTGCGTCCTACAGAACTTGAGGATAATGAGTTAGCTCAAGCGGATAACATTATGCTTGTTGGAAAAGGAATTCCTACCAAAAGAGGAGGATTAAGTAATTATTATCTTTCGGGAGCTACTTCTTCTGTTCGGGGATTAAGCGGCTTCTATAAAAGTGATGGCACCAATGAATTGTTGGCAGTTACCGATGATGGTTTTCTGACAGTAAAATCTAATGCTTCTTATGTGCAGAGAAGTGGAGTCTCTTGGGCTTCAGGTTATCCAGTAGAAATGGCTCAGCTTGGGGATGAGATGTTTATAGTTTCTGAAAGTCGAGAGACAGTTTTATACTCTGGTTCTGCTTCTTTAACGGGTTCACCAACAATTGCTAAACCTGTGGCTATTGGAGCAAGTCAATTATCAGGAGCCACAGGAACATCTACTTATTCTTATAGAATTTCAGCTTTAAATGCGGTAGGAGAGACTTTGGCTTGTGATTCTTTTATTATTAAAAATCAACCAGAAGATATATCAGATGGTCTTATTAGAATATTTTGGACAGCTCCTTCCACAGCTTCAGGAGTTTTGAAAGGGTTTAATATTTATGGTCGTGATGAAGGAAATGAAACTTGGATGGCACAAGTCACGGCTCAGACTACTCAATGGGATGATGATGGTTCTACAATTCCCTCAACTTTTATTTTTCCTCCTTTAGTTGACTCTACAGGTGGGGTGAAAGCGAAATATATTGTGCGCTACAAAGATCGGTTGGTATACGCAGGAATTGATGGACATCCAACAAGAGTAATGTTTTCGGGACGCTATCCTAATCATGCAGCTTTTTCTTTTGCTGATGGGGCTACAGATGTGGATATTGAGCCTGATGCAGGAGATAACATTACTGGGTTAGCTGTTATAGAAGATAAAGTGATTGTCTTCAAAGAGCGCTCTATTTGGCAGGTAACTTTATCTTCTTCTACAGTTGGTAACTTTACGATTTATGAGGCAATTCCTCAATTGATTACTCGTTCTTATGGTTGTGTTGCCTCTCGTTCTATTGTTCATGTTGAAAATGATTTGTTCTTTTTAGGAGATAAAGGAGTATATATCTTGGGAAGAGAACCAAATATTTATGGAGATGTTCTAAGAACGAATGAGTTGTCAGTCAAGGTCCGTCCTTACTTTAATAGCTTAACTTATACTCAAAAACAAAATGCTGCAGCAATTTATTATGACTTTAAATATATTATTTCTTTTCCTGGCAAGAACGAAACTATGGTATTTGATAGAGAAAGGACTTGTTGGTTAGGACCATGGAGTTTTGATGCTCAAGGATATCATCTTTATTATGACTCTTCAGGTAATGAACATTGTCTTTTAATGGATGATGAGGATGCTTATGTTTCTGAATATTCTTCAAATAATGCTGATGATAAGGGAACAGCAATTGAAACTATTTTGCGTACTAAGAAGGAAAATTGGGGTGATTGGAGTTTATTCAAAAACATAAGTAATTTATTTCTCAATTTTAGGAATGTTAAGGGTTCGGCAGCAGTGAATATTCGATTAGAGAAAAGGGATGGACAGACTACTACCGCAAAATCTTTTTCAATAACTTCCCAATCAAGTAATGCAGGTTGGGGAGCAGATCTTTGGGGAAATGCTCAATGGGGAGATTCAGAAGAACATGGAGAAGCCGCTTCGACAGAAGATTTGGTCAAATGGGCAACTCTTCATGAAGCGGCAAGAACTACCCAAATAGAAATTAAAACATCAAATAGAAGTGATAATTATGAACTTTTATCAATCTTAGGAGAGGCTTTCCCAATTGGAAGAGGATTTACTCCTATTGATTGGAAAGTGTAAGGAGGTGAACAATGGCAAATCTTTATAAAGCCCCTACCACTAACTATTGGAGTACAACTCTAAATGGAAGCATAAATGATAGTGTTACCACTATCACTCTTAACTCAACAACTAATCTGCAAGCACCAGGATTTTTGGTAATTGATAGAGAAGATGGAAATGGAAATGCGACACCAAATTCAAGGGAGGTTATTTATTATACGGGAATTTCAGGAAATGATATTACGGGAGTAACTAGAGGAGCTGATGGTTCAACTGCTCGTTCTCATGGAGATGGAGCATTGGTAGAAGCGGTTTTAACAGTAGGAATGTGGAATGATTTACGAGATGGATTTGCTGCTCAACATACTACTGCTGGTGCTCACATTATGACAGGAACAGCAAGTGCAGCAACTATGCAGATACAAAAAGCATTAATCTCAACAGCAAGTATTGGTGAGTTAACAGCAACAAATGTAAATGCAGGAGTTAAAGGAGTTTTTGAATGGACTTATTCTGGGGCATTGGCAACTTCATTAGTGACTGCCTCTCGGCGTCCATTCTGGAGAGCAACCAAAAACTTGACTTTGACAGGTTTTTGGGCAGGTGTTTGTTCAGCACCATCAACTGCTCCTGTTTTGCTTGACATTGAGTATTCAACAGAACCCGACGGTACATTCACTAGTATTTTTACTACTAAACCATTTATTGATATTGGTGAGAAAAACTCTGCTTCGTCAGCAACTGTTGGGGTGTTGAATCTGACCAGTATTGCTTCTGGAACAATTTTACAACCAGAAGTTGAGCAACCTGGAGATGCAGGAATTTTATTGATGCAGTTAATCGCAAAGGAGAGAGTGTAATGATTAAGTATTTTTTTAACAAATACCAAAAAGAGTTGGTGAAACTTGCCAACCTGAAAAGTGGCAGGGAGTTTTTAGATATTGAGAAAAAAATATCTCCTGATAAAAAGATAGTGGGATTAACTCCTAATACGGTTATTTATCAAATCAGTAGAAAAAAATTTGGCTATCTCTGCCACGCAGGACAGCCGTTTGCAAGGAAATTAGTAGCTTGTATTAGTAAAACTGATATTGCGGGATTAAATAAGTATCAAGGATTACTTCATTATACTGGTTTGTTTGAACAACCCAGATTGTTTCCCCAAATATTTTTAGCTACTTATCAAGTAGAAACTCATACGGATGCCAAGTATTCCATTGACAAGACAGATGCTAATTGGGCAACTGCAAGGGGAGCAACTTCTGGAACGGTTTATGGAGTAACAAATAGAATCCATGCTTACGCCGCTTTCAATGGCGGAACTACTTATGAAATTATCAGAGGATTTTTTAGTGTAGATACTAGTGCAGTTTCAGGCACGATTGAAGATGCTTCATTGTATGCCTATTTTGTTTCAAAAAGCGATACAGGCTACTCGACTTTACTGGAAGGAACACAAGCAGCTACTAATGTTCTTGAAGACAATGATTTTGACAATTTTAATACCACTAAGTTGGTTTCTGATGTTGACCATAGCGGCATTACCTTAAGCCAATTTACAGAGATTTCTTTGAACAGCGATGGGATTTCTGCTATCAATACATCGGGTTACTCGAAATTCTGTTGGAGAAATGAAGATAAGGATTATGACAATGTGGCTCCTACTCAAGCAGATGAGTCTTATTTATATTTTAGTTCTTCAGATGTAGCGGGAGAGGAGCCTTATTTAGACATTACTGTAACAACAGAAGATGAGATTATTGGCTATTTTTATCATTAATTTGAAAGGAGGTGAAGAAAAATGGCATTGTGGTCACATATAGGAAGTTGGGGAACACCAGAGTTTGGAGCTACTGAATGGCTCCAAAAAAAGTTATGGCCTCAAAAAGCTTATGCAGCTTCTGGTGGAAGTAATATTTTAGGAGCAACTACTTATCAACCTGCTCCTAAACAAGAACCAATGGTTACAACTGTCTGGGGAGAAGTAATACCAGAGAGTTTAGTACCAACACCGTCTACTGGTGGTGGAGGAATATCTGTTTCTCCTCAGCAAACCTCTACTACTGGTACTTCTCAACAACCGACTACTTCAGGCGGTGGTGCTTCTACTCCACAACCACCCGCTCCTCCAGAGCCGACTTATTCTGGTCCGAGTTTGGAAGATATTTTGTCAGAAGTAGAAGCGGCATACAGTAATTTTGAGAAGAGTCTAAGAGAAACTACTGAATCTCAAATTGGACAGTTGAAAGAATTAGCTAAAGCTGAAAAAGAAACAGTTACAGGAAAAGAGAAAAGAGATATTGAGGCTTATGAGCTAGAAAGGGGAATTGAAGAAAAAGGAAAGAAATCGGCTTTAGCTGAGGCAGCAAGAGAGTATTCAGAATTATCGGCTGGACTTGGAGCAAGATATGGAGCACGGAGTGGTGCGGGTAGAGCAGCTTTGGGTATTTTGGGATCAGCGGCAATGAGAGCAAGAGCTAAAGTTAGAACTGCCTATCAAAATACTATTGATAAAATTAATAAGGCAATTGCGGATACAAGGGCTTGGGCAGCAGATCAACTTAGAACGATTGATACCAATTTGAATGTTGGAATTCAACAACTTCAAACTGCTCTTCAATCAAAGTTGGCTGAAGCCGCTCAAGCAAAAGCTGCCACAAGAGCTAATTTAAGTATGCAGGCTTGGCAAGACTACCAAAATCAGGTAGCAAGATTAAAAGAACAAGCTTACAACTTACAGCAACAAGTCTATCTAAAAATGATAGATCACCAGACTGCTCTTAAAGAAATGGCAACAAAAGCACGGACTACTTACAGAACCGTTGCGCCAAAACCCTTCACATTGAATTATGGACAGGCAAGATATATACCAAAAGCAGGTGGTGGTTATGAAATGATTGCGGCGCCCGCAAAACCAGAAGAACAAGAATTATGGCAGATTAAACAACAGGTAGGACAAGAGGCGGCGAAAGCAGGTTCTGAAGAAGAAGCAGCAGCTTATATTAGAAGTCAAGGATTTAACCCAGAAGATTTTGGATATTACGAATACTAAAATGGCCATTCAATCATTTGAAGACTGGAAAAATACTCAAGCAGTAAAACCTGTTAAGCCTAAAAAGGAGAAAATGGGTTTATTGCAGCGCTTTTATAAAACTCCAGTAATAGGAAAGGCCGCTGAGGTTATACTGGAGTATCCTTCTTATGCAACTGGGGGGTTTTTAACAGCAGCACGGCGTTATTCCGAAGCCCATAGAGGAGCAGGATTAAAGGCTGTTCCTCAAGCCGTAAAAGCAGGTATTAGGGGTATTATTCCTGGGATTAAAGAAAAAAAGACTATTTTTAGATATGCAACTGAGGAATTGCCTCAAACTTATCCTCAATGGGCAAAAATTTCAATGGGATTAGGAGGAGAGCTTGCAACACCCGCTTTGCCCATTGGTAAGATTTCAAAAGCGCTTGGTATTACTAAGTTGGCAGGGAAAGGATTAAAAACAATTGGCGATATTAGGCTACCTATCAAGGTTGCAGGAGCAAGAAAAATTGGCGGGTTATTGGCTTATGGGTATGAACAAGCTCCTGAATATAGAGTGGCAAAGGAGGTTTTATATAAACGACCTGTTCAGGTAGCGGGAGAAGAAGCCTTAGAGTTGGGAACCAAACTTGGTAAAAGTAAAAAGGCTCGTTTAATGATGATGGGGAAAATTCCTTACAAAGGAAAGATAGGTCAGATTGCTCAGTTTGCTACCAAACAATTCGAGGAAACAGGACAAAAGTTAGTTGATTTGGGTTTTTTAAATAAGAAGTCTTATGCAGCTCTGAAGGGAAAATATTTCCCTAGATTATATAAGTATTATGAGACAGGAAAAGCAGGAGTTAAAGGAGTAGGTGTTAAACCAATGAGACTTGACTTAGCGAGAATGATGAAAAGAAAAGACCTACCTCCAGAAGTAATAGAGATGTTAGGAGAAATTAAGCAGGCGGGCTATCCGACTGCTAAAGCACTTTTCCAAGAGAAAAAACTGGTTGCTCTAGGAACTTTCTTTAAGAAGATAGCAGAGAATCCTGATTGGGTTTCTAAAAGCTATAAAGAAGGATTTGAACAGTTGCCAAAAACCAGACAATTGGGACCATTGGCAGGAAAATGGGTGAGGCCATGGATTGCTGATGAC